GCTGCCGTTTGCGTGGCGATCAACTGGTTGGTGTTAGTCGCCGTACCCTGCACGTACACGTCATACGCCGTGATCGTCCAGCTCGTGCCGGTGCTGATGGCATTGAAGCCGTACAGGATGCCGCCACTCGAGTTGTCGATGGTAGCCGTGCCCGCGGTGCTGAGTGGCGTGTAGTTCGAGCAACCCGGGGAATAGACCAACCCCGACGTCGGGTCGATGGAACAGATGCCCATCGGCGACTGGACGTTGGCGGGAAATGTCTGGATGAGTGTAGAGCCTGCCATGATTACGCCTTAAGTGTAAAGAGCGATGAATTCACGCGCCCAATATCTACAAACGATCGAGGTAATTGTTCCTTTCTATAAACCCGCCGACGTTATCGTAGAAGGCATCGTTGTGCTCTCTCGTGTATTCATCGTCCGTTTGTAGCAACTTTTTCTTGCTAAAGCCGACGCGCAACGATTGCGCGGTCAACTCGTTGTTCGTCAAATCGCCTCGAGCGTACTCGGTCGGCATGTTGCCCGACACGTTGATGCCCATGCGGCGGATGTCGACCACTTCCTGATCTTCAATGTCCATGCCCGGGGGCAGGCTGTTAAAGAACGCGGCGTTGTTCATAAAACGCGACGCCGCGTCCCCGCCCGGCACACCTTCGCGGCCGGGCATCATCTTCTTTGACCGAGCTTCCATGTCGGTCAGCCAGCCATGCTGATTTTCTGCGCTTGACTGTTTGTCCGGGTAGTTAACCTGGAACTTCTCTTGCACGATCTTCGGCATGACTGGCTCCTAGGTCAGATTTTCTTGCGGCCCATGTAATTGGTTTCCGCAACGCGGCCCATGTCCTTCGTTTTAGGCATCATGGAACCCGCGCTGCGGTAGACCCAACCATCGCCCGGATAGCCAAGGCCGCCTTGGTAGGCGTACACGTCCATCTTGCGGATGTCCGAGACTTCCTGATCTTCAATGTCCATGCCCGGCGGCAACGAGTTGTAGAACGCGTTGACGCCGTACTCCAGACCCTTCTTGACGAGGTATCCCGAGTTACGGATGCCGACCATTTCGTTGTGAACCATCTCGGCGCTGTCCGGCAGCACCTCAACGTCCGCAACGTGCTGACCCTTCATTTCGTGACGCTTCTGCGCGCGAGCGTTGGCCGACTTGATGACGTCCGTGTGCGACGGCGCTTCGCCGCCGTACATTTCGGTCGCCATCTGGTCCGGGGTGACCTGCGGCGTTTCGTACATCTTCCGACCCGGCTGAGTGATCTTAGGCATACGTTTCTCCTTAGGCGACCACGTTAGAGAGCGGCAGAACCGAGTAGTCAATCGTGATGAGATTGACCGACGACGTGTCCGTGCCGTTCACAACGTAGATCTGATCGCCCTGGTTGATGGCGAGGCCGTTCAGACCCGCCGAACCCGTGCTGGTGTTGAGCGCCACCTGCGCCACCGCACCGATCTGACCCGTCGCCGTGCCGTTTGCAAACAGCGTGTCGACGTAGAAAGGACCGATCGTGGAGGTCGACAGGGACGGCGCGACGCCGGCGGAGGCCGTGTTGGTGATGCGGATCAGCGAGAGCTGCGACGCGTTCACGTGGACGGTGGCCGCGGTTGAGGAACCCGCGTAGTTGTAGTACTGGGTCGCCGTGTAGGTCGAGGTGCCAGCCGTGGTTGTATAGGCGTTGAGCCCGAACAACAGCATGTTGGCGTGTGCCACGAACTTGCCCGAGACGCCGCCCGAACCCGCCGTCATCACGGTGGCAAAATTGCCACGCGCGATGTAGGCGGCGTTGTCGTAGGCCATATTTTTGGTCGTATTCTGAAGTGACATTGCTATAGCTCCTTAGGCCTGCGAGTCCCACTTCACGATGCGGGTGTTAATCGCAGCCGTGTGGACGATGCCGAAACCGCCGAGGTAGTACCAGGCGATGCCCTTGCTGCGACCGTAGTCGGTCGGAATCTTGCCGCGCATTTCCTCAGGAACCGCGATGGCTTCGGCCACCGTGTCGTTACCGAAGAAGAAGATCCAGTCGGACTGACCGTTGGTCCACGCGTTTGTGGTGATACCGTCTGTGCCGGTACCTTTAGAAATTGAAGTCTGCTCAATGTAACGTGTATTTTCGTATCGGCCAATTTCTCCGTTCATAATCAGGTTAAAACCTGTGTCGGAGTACTGGTGAATCGTTTCAAGATTGTTCTTGAGGGTACGCAGCGTCGTGGGCCATGCAATCGCGTAGTAATCGTCCGCGATGTACGCCGGGATGTTGCGTTCCTTCATCGCGTCCACAATCGCCTTGGCGTGGGCGTTGGAAAACGCAATGGAGTTCGTGCCGGTGACCGTGCCGTTCGTGTACAGCGTGACCGCAGTCGCCGAGGTACCGCCCGTCGGGATGGCGCGCAAGAGCGTCTGGTTGAACTGCGTCCACGCGGCGCGGTCAAGGTACTTGACGCAATCGTTCTTGAGCACCTTCTTGATGACGTCCTCAACCGGGAACTTTGACAGGTTGTCGAGCTTGCCCGAGTACGGAACGCTGTTGCCAGCTTCGGTGACCGTCAGGGTACCCTGCACAATCGTGAAGTTGGTTTCCGGCATCGTGTTCGTTTCAACGAGGACGGCGCCAGCCGCCGACACGTCCGAGAACACGTCCCAGGTGAAGGTGTCACCCTTCTTCTTGCCCTGCTGAGAAATGTCATGAACGTCAGCGAACTGACGGAACTTGACGAGAGGCTGCACGTTAGCGCGCAGTACGTTCGAGAGCTGACGGCTGTAGAGGTAGCCGCCGAGGCTGTTAACAGCCCAAACTTGACCTGCCATGTGGCGAGACTCCTAGTGTTGGCCTCGCCACCATGACGAGGTTTTTAACGTCGATGCACGATAGGGCGAGCTTGACCGCGGAGCTGTGCCATCTTGGCGATGGACATCTCATACGTCTCATTCTCGTCCTCTTCGGCCTCATCCAATTGCCGTCCACCGGCCACCGGAATCGACCGAACTGACGCCTTGCGCTGCTCTTTGTCGGCTCGACGCTGCGGATCAGCAGCTGGCGCACTCGGTCGGCCTCGTAATGCCCGCGCTTCTTCGCCAACCTGGCGGAGTCGCTCCTTGAAGTCCATGTCCGGGTTGGCCTGCGCTAACTGCGAGTCCTTCCAGACCATGTATTCCTTCAAGCGGGGATCCGATAGCTCTGCCGAATATTCCTTGTCAAACCAATTAACGGCTTCGCGAAACGTCAACCGACCATCAACGCGCTCGTCCACAAGTCTCGCAACGTCCGCCGTGGCGGATGGTCGCTCAATGGCTTGTGCCAACTCGTCAATCGCCTCTTGCTCACCCATAATCGCGCGGTTGAGCAGTTCGCGCACGCGGCCTCGATCCGCGCCCGCCGACTCGTCCCTGTGGGATGGAGTGGCGCTGAGGTTATTTTTAACAAGTTCTTTGGCCGAACGCAAGTATTCGTCCGCTGCGGAGACTTTTGAAGCGTTCTCACGCAGCTGCTGGAGCGTCAGCCACCGCTCCTGACCGTTGACGATCAGGCGGTAGTAGGTCTCGCCGTTTGTGACCTTGACGTCGTCAGCGCCAGCCGCTCGAGCTTCGTCCAGATCGCGGTCCTGCTGCTCGGCTTCGGCCACAATCGTGCCGTCATCCTGCTCAGTCTCGCGTTCGCGGCGGGGGCCCTGCTCGGTCCACGCCTCGTCTTCCAGATCTTCCATGCCATCCGCAGATTTGCGCTCGTCTGCCTGATTCGCAATCGAATTGAGGCGCTCTAAACGCTCATCGTTGCGCTGCTTGTTGGCAGCACGGGCTTCGGCCTCACCCTTTGCGCGGTCTTCCTCGGAAGCCCGCGCCAAGCGTTCAGTCATTTGTTCAGCCATTATTCATCCTCCTTCAGCATTTCCAACGATTGACGCCCCATGTCCACGGCATGGCCTAGCCATTGCGTGAAATTGCGCGCCCAGTAGATCCGACTGCGAATCTCGCGAATCTGGCGGTCCTCAAGGACGCCGACACCCGAAATTAACTCCTCAATGGCCGTCTGCTCGTCGTGTTTGGCCTTTTGGAGCAGGTAATCACCGATATCGGACGTCAGAAAGTCCTCCACCTGCTTGCCAAACACCGCCGTGCGGACCAGCGGCTCGTCTGGGTCTATGTGTCGTGGCATACCCTCTCCTTATGCCGGTTTCGGTGCCTGTTGCGGCTGCATGGCGGCCTGCTGCTGCTGCAGCTGCGCCTGATGCTCGGCCTGATCCTTGGCGGCCAGATGGCCGGCGTACAGCTTGATGTTCTCGTGCTGATCTTCTTTGTCGGCCAGCAGCAGCTTGACGATGTTGGACTGAGTCGCCGTCTCGCGCTTGACCTGATTCGCCTCGGACTTGTCGCGGCGCTCAATCATGAGCTGCTGCAACTTCATCTGAAGCTGCTTGAGCTGCATTGCCTGCGCGGCCTTCTCAGGATCGTTGCCCATGCTGAACCGCTCGCCGTCACTGTAACCCGACAGCGCCATGACTTCCTTGAACACTTCCTCAAGGTTGACGCCCGGCGGCGGCTTTAGGCTGATCTTGGCAAATGCCATGATGCCGGACAGGAACTTCTGCATCTTGGTTACCGGATCGGTGTTGCCCATGCCGACGTTGACGTTGACCGTCATCTCGCGCTCAAGCATATCGTCGGTGACCTTGTCCATGCCGAACTTCTGGAACTGCTTGGACTTTTTACCGGCGATTTCCAAGACCGTATGATCGGTTTCGTAATGCTGCTCGAGCAGCACCAGTTGGCGCAGGACGGGCGCGATGAACGTCTCGCAGTACGTCATCAGCATGTAGTCGGTCAGTAGGTTGGCGGGCGCCTGAAGCAGCGTCATCGCCCTGGCAGGTTCGCGCGGGCTGCGCTGGGTGCTGACGGATGCGGCGCTGAAGTTGCCCACCAGCTCGTCAAAGTTGGCGTTGTTCCGATCTTCTTCAGCGTAGGCCGATGCGGTTATGTCGGGCCAAGTGTTTTCCACAACGTCGGTCGCGGGGTCGTCCATGAGAACGACGCGTCCCGGTACGTTCCGGACAAGGGCGGGAAGGTCGACGTTTTTACCACGCTTGGCAAAATAACCTTTGTTGAGTACGAATTTAACATTGTCGAGACGGCTGTTCTTAATTTCGTTGATTTCATCCTGCAGCCCCTTCACCATTTGCGGGATCGTTGACGGTATCGGTCGGTGCGTTTCCACGTTGGCGACACCGAACACGTACGGGCGCTTGCCGTGAAACACGGTGGCATCCAAAGGCTCCGGATCGGTCAGCATCTTGTCGCTGTTGAGCGTCCAGAATTGGTAGTCGGTGCCGTTCCAACGATGGATATGGCGATGCACCCAAACGATGTCGTAATCGCTGATCGTGCGACGCTCCATGTGGGGATCCTGAGCGACGCCCGTACGCGCTCGACGGGTGCTGTCATCGGTCATCGGCGAGATCAAGGCGCTGTCGGGGTACTTTTTCCACTGGCGCCCCTTCGGATCGGGACGCTCCATGCGCTGCTTCACGTCCACCGCGTACATCGGGATGATGTGGATGATGTACGGGCTGCTGTTGACCGGGTCGGTCCAGTTGGCCGACGGGTCGAACCGGAAATTCTCAATCGGGATGAGGTCAATGCACGGCTTATCGTCCGACCGAATCAGCTTGCCCTTGGCATCCTTCCGCATGGCATAGCGCCAATGGACGTGAGCCACGCACGCGCCTTGAACCTGCGCGTCCTGTAGACCGCCCATGCACACCTGAAACCACGGGATCGACTTGGTAAGCCGATACTGGAGCAGCTGCTGCATGACGTCAGCCGATACGCGCTCCACCTCGTCGTTGCCGTTGACCGGGCTGACCGAGATGCGGTCGAGGTTGCTGAAAAATGCCGCTGCCGCAGCCGCTTCGTTCTTGCGGATGATCGCCCTGGTCTTGGGCACAAAGATGTTGGACCGCTTGCGGAATATTTCGCTGTTGTACTTGCTGTCTGACGGATGCTGGTTGTTAAACGCCTTAATGGAGTTGTCCCAGGCACCGCGGTAGTTCGTGTCGACGAATGACGTGCTGAACCGATACGCGTCTTGCGCCCGACGCTTCCAGTTCGGTTGCTCAGGGTCAAAATCGTCGTACTGATCCTCGGGACTGACTTGCTCGGGCATGATGCCTTCGCCGTCCTGCTCGTTCGCCATGTAGTCAAGATGCACGTCACCCGCCGGCGGGTCTTTGATGCTCGGCGGTTGCGGACGCCATTGGGTGCTGTCGGTCATGTGAAGTTGCTCGTTTGTTTATAGCGCCATGCTTTAGGCACCTGTGGCTCCCGACCGTCCCATGCCCCGCGCGGTAAATCGAACGCTTCGAGCAGCTCGCCGCCGAAACGTATGCAGGATTCGCGGATCTCGTCCGGCGTCCCCAGTTTGTTCTTCGGGAGGAGGCTGCTGAACCCTTCCTTGCCCAATGTGTTGGCGACCGCACCCGCGATGGCAAGGTGTCGCACGACGATGCCGCCGCCTTGGAAGCCGATGACCCACGGGTGATTCGGATACGCCTTGTTGAGCGCGTCACCGACCTTCTGGGCCAGCTCGAGTTGCGTCAGCTCCTCGGGGTCGCCCGCCTCGAGGACTGTGTTGAAGTCGGCGTGGATCATGGGGTGTCCTTAGTTCGGAACGTCTGCCGCTGCGCGACTCAATTCGTACCAATATGTTCCATTGCACTTAAACGTGATTGAGCGATTGTTGCCCGTGGCTGGTGACGTCCACGTAGACATTTTGTAATTGCCGCCCCACGTAATAGCGCCTAGAGCGCCGCCCGATGTATTAAGAATGGTGATGTTAATAATTTCGCCATCGTAACTATTTGTCGGACTGCTAATTGTAAACCCAGTGCCGTTTGTTGCCGTGATGTCAAAAGAATTACCCAGCGAAGCGTCAATTGTGACTGTTGTCCCGTATACCGGAGCGGTTCTAACTAATTGCACCGCAGCGCCAAAATTCCATCTGCCCAATGGAAAATTGCCATTGCCAGAAGTAAAGCCGATTTGCAAAGTGTTGTTTGTTGCCATCTTTAGCACTTGCCGCTGCGTGCCGCCATTGTCTACGGCAGACAATGGAATGTTGTTCAGCAGCGTCAAGTTACCGGTGTTGAGCTGCACATTAGCGTCTGCTCCAATCCAGATCGTTTGTGATCCGCTATCGGAAATCCACGTTGCCAATGAACCGCCTACAAAACGATGACCGATAATTTGTGTACGATTTGTGTTTGCGTTAATTCTGATCTGATATGACGTATTAAATTCGGTACGGCAACCAATCAATTTGACGCCACCGCCACACGTTGGATAATTGCCGTAGAGATCAATGTTGATGTCTTGCGTTTCAAAATCGACACCAAATAACGCAAGGTCTTGAGAATATTGTGTGACGACCAATCCGCGACTGCCAGTTGCGCCGGTACCGATTACGGCGCCGCCATAAACTACTGATGCGTAATCGGCCGCGCTCGATGAAATGCCGTCGAACTGATAACCAGTAAAATTGTTCCACAGCACACAACCAATAAATTGATTAGACGCTCCAATTTGACCTGTAGATGCAGTGGCAAGAATTGCGGTTCCTGATGTAAATCCGCTCACAACCAAATTTTGAAATACGCCGTAATTGCTATTTACTAAGTTCAACGCAACAGCTGTTGAGGATGAAATAGCGCTGCCGGTTGCCTTAATCAATAAATTTTGAATAAACGCATTAAAGATTTTTGTAGAACCGGGATTTATTGACAATGCGTTGCCGGTTCCTGAATACAGAAACGTAGATTGAGCCGTTCCATTCAATGACGACGTATCGCCTACAATGCTAATGACGTTAGTTGCGGTGAGTCCTGATCCAGAAATTAAATACTGTCCCGCTGGAATGCGTAACGTCTTGCCATACGCCGCACTGATAGCGTTTTGAATTGCCGTAGTGCTGTCGCTTGTCCCAGTCGGATCAGCCCCGAAATCGAGTACCGACACCGACTCTTGCAGCTTTGACGCCGTAGTGCGGTCAACAGCGCCAGTGCCGCCCTGGTTGTAGTGACTGCCGAGCTGGGAGAGGTTGTATGAGGCTG